TCTCTATTCTTGTGTAAGATATATTCGGTGTGTTTTTCTTAAAATATTGGTAGAATTTTGCCTCTGGTCCCATCTGATTTTTGACGTTACACTTTCTTTTTGACTGTACCCATTCTCCAACTCTCAGAGGCTATCTCGATGACCAATCTATGGGATTCTCTAGACCCTATTATATTATTCTCAAACAATGTTATTGATTTTATATCGAAGTGACCATCAGGAGAATGAAACTCACCTCTTGGTAGTTTGACCTGCACCCTAGCATTCTGACATGTTGGTGATTTTAAAAAATTATTTAGCTGATTTGCTAATACTCTTGCACTTATCATTGATTGACTTTTACGTCATGTAACGTTAAAAGTCAAGCTATGGGAGTACCGAAGAAATTAACAGAAATGCAAAGAAAGTTTGCCAACCTATTGGTTACAAACGAGGGACGTAAGTATGCCTATGAATGTGCTATCGAAGCAGGCTATGAGAAGGATAGGGCAAGGCAGACAGCATATGAATTACAGAACCCAAAAATATATCCACTCGTGGTAAAATACATAGGTGAGGTCAGAGAAGAATTTCAAAAGAAATATGAGGTCACTTACGAGAGACATATAGCAGAACTAGGTAAGATCAGACAGGAGGCACTAAAGAAAGGTGCTTTCTCGGCTGCAAACAATGCTGAGGTAGCAAGAGGTAAGGCAGCAGGGTTATACGTAGAACAGAAGATAATCAGAACTGGTAAGTTAGATGACATGTCCAAAGAGGAGATGGAGAAAGAACTCAAAAGCATATTGGAAGAATACTCACCACTGTTAGAGGATGTCAAAGCCGAAGATGTTAAAGAGAGAGTAAAAGAAAAAAGATTACCTAGACTAAAAAAACTTAATTAATTTTTGTAACCTTTTTAACCCAAGGTGTAGGTATCATTGTTCTATCACCAAAAGTAATTCCATCTTCATCCTTATCATAAGATGCAAACAATTTGATTGACTTCTTATCTTTTGAATACAACCAACCTTCATTTACAGGTGTAGCTAACTTCATTTTATCAAACTCCTTGTCTGTAGCCCATGCGGAATCACTGACACAATCTATCCATTCAACTCTTACCTTTGGATAAGGTATGTCTGTTGCAACATCAAACACATTTCTTTTTCTTCTTTTCTTTGGCATACCATCTTCTTATCATCACCCCTATAGGTTTTCCAGAATTTTAAATGCAAAAATCAAATCCAAAGTACCCGCGCGGCCCCTATTTAAACGATTACATAGGATAATACACATAAAATCCTATGCTCTAAAACCATTGGTATTCCTTGCTGATCACCAAAGTGCCAGATCACCTCTCTTTTTCTAAACCCAAATCGCAAATTTAACAATATCCAAAAACCTATAGGCTGGTGATCAACCGCATAAAACCTCACTTTTTAATTGTGGCAATTTTATGATTCTGCCTTATTTCGGCCATTATAATACTTGTCAAGTCTCTCTAGGAATCTGTGCTGATATCTGATAAACTCTCTGCCTTTTATCTGAAACTTTTGGAAATATTTGTCTGGAGTACACATCAATATGACTCCCTGTGTGATCTCCGTGTCATAAACCTGGTTATGCGCCATTGCATATGCCCCCAGCTGCATGAAATAGTCATCGATCCACTCCTTACGCTTGGGCTTGTTCGATTGTTTGAAGTCAACAATTGAATCCTCATAGTCATATACACCAACCAGGTCTGTAGCACCTGCGTACAACCCTGGGTAATATAGGGTAACCTCACTGCCCCATATCTCAGAAAGATCGCATAAACCCTTATCAATTATCACCTGAGCCATGTCGCCTGCCACCTGACCCTCGTCGGTCAGATCCTTGTGTCCCTTACCTTCTATATACCGCTCTAAATGTAGGTGCATGTTTGTACCGCGGCTGGCCGCCTGATCCCGGACCCTTTCCGCCTCCTGCTCGCCTACCCTAGATGTCCACCTGGCTATAGATTCTCTCTTCTCATCACTCTGTGTTGCGGATAATATCGTCGTAACACTTGGTAACTTTTCGCCAGTTATCTCGTAATGACGCTTGCCCTCGATCGAACTTCGCATCGAAGCCGGGTACTCGTACAGTCTATTCCATCTCATTTTATATTTCTTATAAAGTAGTATATTATCATCAAACCTATCAACAGACATACCATATTATAGGCAAACATACCAATACCATATCCGACCGTAATCATTCTGAACTTATGGCCTTTCTATACTTATCCAACTCTATCACATTCTCTCTATTTTGCGTTGAGTAATGTTCTATCACTTCCTGTATCTTAGGTAGCTTTGTATGAGCAAACGGCCATATCAGACAGCATACATGATAAGCGTCTCTGAACACACATCGCCATCGGTATTGCATCAGATACTTCGTGCCATCCTTTCGTCTACCTTTTCTGGGTTTACGGTTCAATGTACCAACACCTAACACTTCATGAAGCCAGATTAAAACAGACTCATCGGTCATGGTTATTTCCATGGATAATCTTAGACTATTTGATAATCTGTATCCTGGTTTGCCTCGATGTTTCTTTTTCTTCTCTATGCCACGTTTGAAATGTATTGAGCCCTCGCCATCAAAGAGTCCTGCGATATAGGCTATGTCTACCTCACTTATCACAGAACCTTTCCTTGATTCCTGACGAGTCTAAAGTTATTATTCTCCTCCAATAATCTATCAAACTCCTCCTCCAATACCTTGTTCTTCTCTACTAGTTTTCTGTTAGATCGTTTTAGATAGTCGTTTTGGTTAGTTAAAAACTCTATCCTGTACTCTAGATCATTTGGTCCTTTATCGCTCATGAGTCACCCCACTATATATTCCTGCTCCAATGTCAAGCATGTCAGTGGAGCTTACGCTGCAATGGCTTAAGCAAAGGGTGAGTATCAAAATACTCATCAAATTCCTTATCATGTATTTCTCCTTCCGAATTGCAGATGGTACATTGCATCACTGTATCATTTGCAGGGTTTGCGGCCTTGTGTGTTTTAACAAAACCATTACCTTGACAGTTAGGACAGATCTTTTTTTGACTCATCCTTTTTACTTTCTGTTGGTTTTAATGATGCTAACATCGCTATGTGCTGTGCAACTTCACCGTACGGTCTTTGCCACATGTAAGCTAATAATTGTTTTCTCTGTTCTTCGGTTATAGTAAACATTATTTTTGTCCCATCTTTCCATTAAGTTTTTTTACTTTCTCATTTGCTATTGATTCTATCGTTTTTGAGATAGACAATTGTGCATCGGGCAATAATACCTTAGACAACCTAATCAAAGTCTTGTATGTTTCATGTGTTAGTGAAACATTGCGATATTTAGTTATATCAGTCATGTGATCCTTTCGTTTATTAATGATGATAATATAGGATAATAATATTAAAAGTCAATGACAAAATTTATTTTATTAATGTTACTCTGTAGCGGAATTCCTGGTAACGATTGCAAGTCAATACCTACCCCTGTGATAGAGTTTGATACCTACCATGAATGTGCCTTTTATGGCTATGACTATTCCAGTGAATTACTGAGAACTTTTGATATAAAATCAATAGATGAATTTAGGATCTACACAGCCTTTGATTGTAAGGAAAATTCTACCATTTAACGACAGATACATCCGTAAAAATGTCCGGTGTCATCGTTCATGACATGGACATTGTATGGTGCCTCGTAATATGTGGCTAGATGTAAACGTAGTATATCACAGAGATCAAAGCAATCTACTTTTTCCAGTAATGATATACCCTCCATCATCTCCTTTGTGACAGCCACTAATTGATACAATCCGTCGTTTAGCAATATAAGATCCATCTGCAAATTCCTTTATTAATTTATACCAAAGTTTTTTATATTTTTCGTCCCCTGTTTTTTGATAGTTTATAGCTGTTTCGTTTATTCTGTCTAAGAGCTTCTCCATAACTTGTACCTATTTTTATTATTTTTCTTATGTTAGGTGCTTTTAAATCTACCTCCACACCGTATGGTTTCCATGCTTTTCTCATCAGATTTAATTCTAATAGAAATGTAGACCACTGTCCCTGTGATATACCCTCGACATCCAGGGTGACCGTTCTTTTTCTACCTGTCCCCTCATTCTTTCTAAGTAGATTACATGTCACTGTTTTCATGTTTTAACTCCTCCATTCTTTCTTTCATTTTTTTTAGATGAAAACCATTACAATTGAAAACAAAAAAAGCTATATCATCTCTTATCTCTTTCTGTTCCTTGTAGGTCTTCTGTTTGTTTTTCTGTTGCACCATGTCGATGCCCCATCTTGTTTGATCTGTCATCTTGCGTTCTCCAAAGTTATATTAAATGTATGACTTGTACAATGTTGAGTCAATAAACTTTCAATAAATTTTTCTTTAGTATTAATATCCACTTTAGGATATTTACGATCACCAGACCAAGCGCAACCTTGATATAAATCTGCTTTAATCATAGCGTCTCTATATTTTTCCCATCTAGGCCACATTACATCAATATATCTTTGACGTTTTGAAGTCATCCTCAATGGTTTTCTCCAAGTTGTATGCTTCATCATTATTTCCCATGCTTTTTCAGTACAATCTAGTTTATGAGTCATTATCTATTCTTTCTATTTGTTGTTATTTCTTTCATACCTACAATATAGGATATTATTTGATACTTGTCAACGCCCTTGGCCTTTGTAGGCTTTAAATTGTCTCCTTTTTGATTTGTTCATTTTACACAAACTAGGGTTGCGTCCAATCGAAGTTTTATGAAACACTGGAACGTGCTCTATTTTTGCGTATAAACCTTTAGATTTCTTGGCCATCTTCTGTTATTTCTTTTACTGATAGATCTACAGGAAGATAACTTATCTTTCCATTTACTTTCTGTTCTATATCTCCACCACAATTCAAACATCTGTAATAATCCTGCACGACAGATATTAATAATGTGTGCTCTGCACAATATGGACATACACCATCCACCATTTTAGCTCTTTTTATTATCTCTGCAAATATTGTGCTTTTTTTGCTCATACTAAATCTTTAGCTTTGCCTAATATTGGTTTGTATTTTGTTTTACCCTCTGATTTGTAAGCGTGTAGAAAAGATGCACGTCTACCTTCAGGTATCCAACTACAATGAATCCATCCGCTGTTAGGTTCACCTGGAGTGTAGAACTCGAGGATGAGCTGGTCTGGTTCGAGGTTATTTTTTATCCAATCAAATAATTCAGCATTGTCAACACCAATACATTCGAAATCTGCCGCCTCAGCTTTTGCATGCTGCGATCTAGCCGAGCTGCCGATGGCTTGACACAAATCCACGCTTCGGAATCCGCTAGTCACCTTAACTCTGCCAAAATGATCCCGAACGGGCTGTAGGATATTTTCACACAAATCTTTTAATTTTTCAATCTGATCTGCGTTAGGATTATTATCAATACCTTTACGTATCGCTGTATCTGATTTTATTAACTCTTGAAGAGTGAAGTTCCGTGAAAGATTCATCAAATTAATTCGCTAGTGGATTAGAAGAGGCAGCCTTGATCTCTTCTATTTGTACCTTAAGTAATTCTATTTGTTTTTCGTTTATTAAAGTTTTTGTATGAGAATGTTCAACAGGATGTTCATGTGTTGTGTCCACATTTTCTAATGCAGATACTTTTTCCTCTAACACTGCGATCTGAGCTGACCAGTCTGTGCCACCAGACGCACCTTCCAATGCTTCTAGTTTTGTTACTATCTCGCCATATTTTACAAATCCGCCACCGATAGCTGCGATAACACCAAGTAGTGCTGCAACACCTGCTAATTGATTTTTAATTTTATCCATTTTTAAGTACCTCTAACTCCATCAAGATCTTTTGTTTACGTAATCTTATATTCTGAAGTTTACGTGCTTTGATCTCCATCTTATCATTTTGAATATAACTTGCAAGACTCTTATCAGAATAAATTAGCCTATTATCTACAAGGTTTAATTGATCTAGATATATGTCTTTTGGCTTATAAAATGATGTTGCCTGATACTTGTCTAATGATACCTGATCCGTAGTCATTGCTTTCATCTTGATTATATTTTTTATTTGTAGATTTTTGGATATATTTTTTATATCCTTGTCGACCTTTTCCATAACTTTTGTTAGATTTTTAACGAGAGCTTTTTTCTGTTGTATAGCTTTTTGTTTGGCAATTTTTTTTGTCTGAACAGCGGACTTGTTAGGAGTCTCGCTAGTAGGTTTCTCTTCTTTGATCTCTTCCTCATTTGATTCTTCTATAACCTCTTCTTGTTTTTCTTCAACCATTTCTTCTCTCGGTGCTGAAGCCATAGATTCTGGTTCTCTTGGTGTCTCTTCTTCCATGACAGGCTCTTCTTCCACCATCTCTTCTTGAGGCATCTCCTCCTCTTCTGTGGCAATAGGTAAAAATTCTGTTATCAACTCCTCTGTCTCCTGGTATATCTCCTCTTCTGCAGGTCCGGCCATGGTGAAGAATGTGGGCTTCATCTCCTCCTCCATTGGCATCTCCTCCATCGGCATCTCCTCTATTATCATCTCCTCCTCCATCGGCATCTCCTCGATCACCATCAGGACAGGTTCGAAAACTATCTCTTCCTCCATCGGCATCTCTTGCATTGATGGTGGTTCCTCAAAAAATGCTACCATCTCTTCGAATATCTCCTCTATCTCCTCAAACGTAAACTCTTGAAATATCTCCTCTTCCAACTCCTCAAATATATTACCTATCTCCTGTACCAACTCATTTGACAGGACTGAATCGTCATAAGTCATGGTTACTGATATGTTATCCAGGTTAGGTCCACCGAGATAATTGGGAGCGTTACCATCTGATCCTGATAGATTTATGTTACCAACATTTGATCCTGCACCATTATATATTAATGTATCTGTAAAGATGGCACCATCTATGTTGGTCGTATCTGTTCTGATTGTTGTATTGGATGCAAGTGTATTGCCATCATCATCTTTGATTGTTAAGACATTTGTGAATGTATCGGCTGGTCCCTGTCCACCCCAGCAACCCGCAACACCACACTCACCATTCTGTGCGTCTATACTTGAGTTTAATGTTATACCATTATCCAACATGTCCTGTGTTATCGTGTTGGTAGATAGATTAAAATCCTGATTGATAGATCCACTATCTCCAAACTCTAGATCATAGTTTGATGATACACCATTCAACTCACAACAATCATTCAATACCTGAACATCGCCAGACGTGGTCCAACCGTTAGTGTTGCCTGTCTCAAAATCTCCGTTAGTGATCAGATTACCTGTTGTTATCTCTTCAGCATTAACAACAGTGAATAGGAATAAGAATGCTATCAGCCATCTCATTCTAGTATAAGTTTTTTGATTGATTTGGACCCATCAATATTTAATTCAAGTTCAGCCATAGACTTGATACATTGATATTTTAGATTGGATTTAGCAGAACGTTTAGCGACCCTAGCTCCTTTGAGACATTCAGACATTGACGTCTGTATACGTGCCTCCTTGATCTCTCCGTTAATTATCATAAGTAGGGCTATCACCATCTCTGACATTAATGTGCTCCGCTTCCGTTTGCTCTTACTTTATCTTTTAAATCTTCAATATCTTTTAATGCTTTGTCTAATTGTGTGTTTAAAAATTCTATGTTAACTTTGTTTGTCATATTCATCTCTTGAGTTTTTTCCATTTTCTCAACAGACTTGTACAAATCCTCAAGTAAAAAATGTTGCTCCTGATCTACGGGCACCTGTTCACTTTTTTTTAACAAATCATTTTCAAACAACTCACGTGATGTCTCTAACGAAACCAACCTGGCCGTCAGCTCGGTATAAGCAAACACACCCATCGCAACTAAAATTATCAGAGAGGCTACGGTCTTCATCGGCATTTGCACTGCTGCTTCTTCTGATATGTTCATCGGTTTTTTATTCATTTTTTCTTCCTTCCCATGTACCAATCACCTGGTTCATAATTCCATCTTTTTCCATGATGTCCCCTTATATCTGCATACCACATTCTCAATCTAACAATCCATTTACGAACAGGTCTAGGCATTATTTAGGCTCCTTCCATTCTATGTCTTTCTTTTTTCTTGCTTCTTCTCTGGCAGTATCTCTATCTACCTTATCTAATTCTTTTGACATTTTTAATTCCTCTCTTAATCTTTTTTTTGCTAATTCTTTTTCTTTTCTCTCTCTGGCCTTCATACGTTTTACATATATATCATAGTCTGGTCTTTCATTATCATACTTAGACCATAATGCTTCTGCCTCTTTACCTATCTTGCCATCAATCGGACACGGTGTGCCTGCTTGGATCATGGACTCAAATACTCTTTCATCTTGACATAGTATGGCAACGGCTGCAACTTTCATACCAAAGTCATTAAGTATTCTTGCTAATTTTAATCTTTCACAATTCTTATCTATAAAATGTTTACCACCACTAAAACCTAAACCAAATGTTTGAACACCAACAGATGCACCTGTACTACAGACATCCTGTGTCATAGAATTATAAGACGGTGCAGAGGCTGATGGAGGAGCTGATCTGATATCTGAGTTTGTTGTATTATTTGTTGTGCTTGTTGAACTAGATCCTGATTGATATGTTGTGGTTGCTGTTGATGTGTATCCTCCTTCGATAGCAGTGTTAGATCCACTTACATTTGATTGTGTAGATCCTGCGTGTGCAGGTCCACCACAGAAAGCAAGTAATGTCATTAACACAATAAGTATCCCTGTAAAATAATAATTCATCTTACTAATCTCCATTACTTTTTCTAACCTCATTCTCATAAGACATGTCAGTGTCATAGTCTTTTCTTTTTTTATATGTTTTCTTGCAATCGCAATTTTCACAGGTGCAGACACCATATTCATCTGCGTGTAAATCTTCTTGACAATGGCAAGGGTGATGACACTTTTTACAAGTTATCATTTGAAAAATTTATTTTTAATTCTTTTGATCGGTCTTAAAATCCATTTTCTTATAAATCCCTTAATCATTTTTTTTCTCCTCAATCTCGTAGAAGAACCTGTCGGTATCTTCTGTTTTCCATTTGCCAGAGTCCTCTACATTCCATTCTGAAGTTTGTACTTTCCAGTCAGGAATATTATCCTTCACTGTGAATGAAGGTAGGTCCCATATACATCTATTGTTTGGCTGTGCCGCATAATTTCCGTCATCTAACGCAATTATGTGTGCGCACTTGTGTTCGTGCGGTATCTCTGAATGTTCGATATCGAGTATATTACTCTCTGGATGTGCAAAGTCAACGGTAAATAAGTATTTACCGTTATGCCACTTCTTATCTTTTCCTATATACTTACCTGAAGTCCCTGCTAATAAATCCCAAATGTGAACAGAAGGATAATAGCTAAAACAATTCCAAAGCTGAAGTTCATCAAGTCTACGTTTAGGAACATCTTGCGGTCTAAATCCTCTCTGAATGAAGGCAGAAATCGGGAGACGATAAAAGACAGCGCCATTCTCCATAATCGCATGAAATAAAATAGCACGGCCTGAGATAGAACTAAGACCAAAGATAATACAGTCTTCAACTTCTCCATGATGTTTCTTAAGATCATATAAATACTCCTTTTTTATTTGTGCATACTCTGGTGGTATGTTTGCGTTTAGATAAGCCATAAATATTCCTCATTTTATGTCACCCCAGTTGGTTCCTTTTTCGTAATCTACCTTGTTTGGTATTTCCAACTCAACTGCGGATTCCATAATTTCTTTTATACGTTTTGCTTTTTTATCATCTTCTACAGAAATATCCAACTCATCGTGGACCTGTATATGTGCCACAATACCTTCTTTATATAATTCTAACATTGATTTTTTTGTCATATCTGCAGCAGATCCTTGAATCAATTTATTCAAAGCTTTGTAAGTATAAGCACGCTTGATGCCTGCTCCATATTCCTGGCGAGCTTGGTCAAATGGCAAGGCTTTATGTATGCCAAATTGATTAGGTTCCCATAAGTGAAACCTGCAAAGTCTTCCCAGTAGTGTTCTTATCTGTCCACGTTGCTGTGCCCTGTTAGATACCGATCTGGTAAGGGCTTTTACAAATGGTACCCTCTCATGATAGATAGAGAATAATTCCTCAGCCTTATCTTTTGATACACCTAATTCTGCCTGTAATTTTGCCTTACCCATACCATAAAACAAACCAAGATTAATAACCTTAGCTTGATCTCTTGGTATATCTGCCATCTTTGCAACAATTGTGTGGAAGTCAGCGTCGCCATCTTGGTAAGAATCTTTTACACCAAAGACGCTTGTGTCTTGATCTAGGGATGCATAGTGTACTACAAGTCTTGGTTCTTGTTGACTGTAATCAAAGCATCCCCACTCGCAACCAGACTCAGGTATAAAGAGGGATCTGATCAATGGACCTAAATCTTTGTTACGAGCAGGAATCTGTTGTAGGTTAGGATTGCTATAAGAGAAACGCCCTGTTACTGTTCCTCCAGAATCTGATCTGATCTGATTTATATCTGCATGAATCCTACCATTGTGTTCGTGTTTTATTATTGTATCTATAAATGTTGTATGTGCCTTGTTTATCTCTCTTGCCTTTGATATACATTGTACCAAAGGATGTTTATGAGTAGAAAGAAAATTTTTAGTAAATGAGGGAGCTTGTGTTTTCGCAGTTCGCTCGTAGGGTAGATTTAGTTTGTCAAAAACTTTGGCAATCGATCTTGCTGCCCATATTTGAGTATCTATCCCTGTTTCTTTTTCTACTTGTTGCAGGAGTTGCTTTTCTTCTGATGCTAGCTGTTGCTTCATTGTATGAGCTTTTTGAACATCAACTCTCACACCAAGAAATCTCATGTCAACCAGACAAGGAAAAAGATCTGTCTCAAGATCAAAAATAGATTGTAGGTCTTGATCTATTATTTCTTTTTGCATGACCTTCCACAGTGCCAGTGTTAACTCTGCATCACGTTCAGCGTAATTGCCAACATACATTGACGGTAACTTCCACATGTCTGCCTTGGGATCTACTCCCCACTCTTTTGCTGCATTATTTAATTCGGTTTCATTTTTACCTTGGCCACAATAATCCCAACCTAATGATCCAAGATCATATCTAAATCTATTTTCATTTACCAAAGATGCTGCGATCATAGTGTCAACAATTCTTCCATTTATTTTTATACCCATTGACCTGATCCATGACACATCATACATCGCATTATGAAATATTTTTGTGGAGTCAGATGCACAAAGATCTGTAAACCATTGAATTACTTTGTTTTTTTCTAGGTTGCCACCACCCTCGTGATCGAAAGGAAAGTACCCTGCATATCCATCTGTTGCAATAGCAATACCCACAACCTTACCTTTACCAACCACAGAACCTGATCCCATTGTTTTTAGCTCTGGATCATGTGTTTCTAAATCAATTGCTATCTCATCACAGAATCTTAGATCAGGAAATTCTGTGGGTTTGACCCATTCTGTCTGTGCTTTAAATATCATTTGTAATCTCTTTCCTTAATCATTTCTAAATAATGTATAGCTTTATCTATGTCCTCTACTCCGCCTTTGTGAGAGTGCCTGCATATGTATTTTATAGCATTACCCTCCGCAAAAAGCAATTTATTCTTGTTTACAAACTCTGCCGGTTGTATCTCCATATACATATAGTGTGTACCCGAAACTTGTTTTAAGTATGGATTTTCTTTTTCTGGTGTATCATCTATCATTCTATTTTTTTTAGACATCTAGTTCCTCCCTTATATATCGTTTAAGTTCTTTATCCTGCACATTATCCGGTATCTCATTCTTGTAAAATATCCTGTAGCTGTCACTGCCGTACTTACCTATACCAAATAATTCTGTTGCGTCCTTACCATCCCATGTCAGATACTCCTGTGACATCCTCCATATCCTATGGGCTCTAACATTCTTCATACCCAACTCTTTTAACATCTCTGCTATCGTCTCTTTATCTGATTCCAATAATTCTTCTGCTGTAGGAAATCTTTCAAAGAATGATGGTAGTAGTTTCTTGACCTTCTTCCGTCCGGTTTGATTGAGACAGATAACACCCACCATGTGCTGCCATGCGTTTATAACCTGCTGTTGTACCATCAGATCATCTCTCATATCTTAAACTCCTTAGATTTGTTATGTGGTTTTATTAGATATAAATTTTTAGCAGTTCTTGTGATACCCACATACCAAACACGATATTCCTCATCCTGTTTGTACACAGATTTTTTTGCTCCTTTGATTGTATTTGCTGTGTGATTTAAAAACAAAACAACGTTTGTTGCCTCACCACCTTTTGCACCATGTATGGTAGATACTTTTATTCTTGCTTCTTTTGTTGGATCTTCATTATTAAGTAACAATAGTTTCATGTAGGTTATCTGACTGTCAGATACATTGTTGAATGCATCATACCATTTTAGTGATAAATTCATGGGACCTTTTATTCTCTCTTTGATTCTTTGTAATTGTATGTCAGGAAGAACAATTTTTTTCTGTAATTGCGACCAGTATTGTATATCTTCATACAAACTTTTACCAACACTATTTCCCTGTGCTGTGTTAAAAAATAAACCTTTCTTTTTTAGATAAGTTGGTATCGGTTTTAATAATGATTTCGTTCTGGTTAATATCAACCAATCACCTGTGGACATATCTATGTCTGATAATTTATATCTCTCATATATCTCACCAGATTCAGATTTTGGAAAATATTCTTTGTCAATCCTATTATCTTGTATTCTATCAATGACATCTAATGCTATTTTTTGTATACTACTTGGCACTCTTTCAGATTTTGTAAGAGGTATCTCTGTTGCATCGTAGTCTATAAAAGAATCAACATCTGCACCAGCCCAACCAAATATTGCTTGGTCATCATCACCTGCAACCCACACATCACATTTGGTATGTTCCTCTATAGTATTAATCATAGACCATTGTATTAGTGATAGGTCCTGTGCTTCATCCACAAATATCACATCAAACTCTGGTATATCTTTCTTATCTAAAAATTTCTGTATCATATCTGTAAAATCGATAAGACCGTATGTTTTTTTATAGTTGTTTATCTCTTTTTCTATCGCATCTAATTTGTTTCTCTCTATCTTAGATAAATGTTCGTTGAGATCTAATTGATCCAATACAGGTATCTGTTTAACTCTTGCCAAGTTTATCAATCCTAGATACTCGCTATCTGATGAAAATATACCGTTCCAATTATTTATCTCATAAGATGCATATTTTATCTGTATGCCACAAGTATCACCTATGGCTTTGTAATTAAGATCCTGCATAACGTTTTCTTCTTTGAGTCCTAATCTGTTAAATGCCAAAGAGTGTAATGTTTGAAAATATTTTATATCTTTCTTTGTAAGTTCTGTTTTTATTTTTAAAAATCTATTTCTTGCCTCACCTGCTGCCTTACGAGTAAAAGCAAAGTAGCCTATACGATTAAGAGGCGTCCCCTTATCAACATATTTTTGCACTTCATTTAGTAATCTTCTTGTTTTACCTGTACCTGGAGGACCCACTACTTTATATCTCATTAATAGTTACTCTCCTTTCTCTCTACAGGTTTGTATTCTATCTTATCTATATGTAATTGTTTTAGTCTACATACCTTGATTGTTTTACCATCTACATTCAGTGAGTGATTAAACTCAACCTGACACTTGTCTTTTAATTTTTGTGCTATTCTCTCTTCTGGTATCTTCCAACTAGATCCTAGATGATCTATGAAAGAATTAAATCTAAAGAAGTGATGACCATCCTCTGTCAAACAAGACCCACTGTTTATCTGTATTCTCTGTTTTGCTCTTGGTCCATTAACACAATATTGATATAGTTCTTCATTCAATCTATCCTCTATCTGTGTGCCTGCTGGTGGAGATATCTTGGTAGAATTTTTTCTAAGCTCTGTGAGTTTCGCTCTAAAGTCTTTTGGTTTTAATGGCTCATGATATATTCCTGTCTGTTCCCATATAAGATCTAATAGTTCTGTTTGTTTTGTTATCAGTCTTCTATGATTTGCAACAACACCCTCTTTGGTTCCATCTGGTAATACAACATTAAATCTATACTCAGGTTCTGCATACATTATAATCTCAAAGTCTGTAATATCTGGAAACATTGTGATACTATCAGACTTAACACCAAACGGTCTTGAAAAACAAAGTGTACGCATACATTTACTTTGTATTGGATCCTCATAGCATGTATGACCTGCAGTATCTTTTTTCCAGGCTGTTATCTTAGAATCTAATTTTGTTTTATCCCATGGGTCTTCCAGGTAACTATAGTTTGCTTTTGCAACTTGATCTGGCCATTTATCTTTGTATTTCTTTTTTGCAAAGACCATGTAATTATACATAAACCTATCTCTACCATCATCTAATTTTCTTTTAGAACATAGAGCTAGACATGGTGGACCATCCTCAAACTCTGGGTCTGTTCCTATTAAAATATTTCTGTAAGTTTCTTCTACTAATTTTTCTAATTCTTTTCTGCCAATTCTGTTTTGGTTAGCTACTTCTATAAATTTTTCTAGATCTAATTTGTTATTGTCTTTGTCGATTGCATATCTTTTTGTACTGCCGTTATTATAATATGGTAGGTTTATAAAGTTACCTGGTTTTATTTCTCCTTTGTCATCTTCCTTTAATTCTTTCTGTTTTGGAAAAACCTCTGTGTCAGGATCTAATCCAAGTGGCAGTAGAAAAGATTTCAATGCCGAGATCAGATCGACAGCTGGTATTGGTTCTTTTAAAAACAAATAACAATGCAGTCCTCCGCTTTTAGATAATAGTGGTATCAATGGTAATTTAAATTGTTGAAACAATGCCAGATAATTTTCTACCTTAAAACTAGCATAATCTTTTGAGTCTATATCAATGCAACCAAACTGCACAGTTTTATCTAATCTACATGGTTGTATACCGATAGATATCTTACCCTCAATGTGATCTTTATAATCACCTTGTGTGATAGGTCTACCAGCCCATTCGTAGTTTGGTTTGAGTTTATTTTTGTCTGTGTCTAATTGTGCCGAAGACATGTCGGCTATACCAAAGTCACCTTGGTATCCAGTAAATAATTCTATAAATTTTTCAACCATAAAGATCCCGGGTCGGAGCGGCTCCACTCTCGCTTTGCCGCTCCTATCTGCTCCATAAGAGTAGAATTAGTAGTTAGATTCCTCTTGAGTTACAGCCTCAGCTTTTTGCTGACTGTTTTTCAAAGAGTTATAGAAATCTCTAGCCATCTGATACAGGCCGGCATTGTCTACTTTTCTTATCATAGACACATTATAACCATGCCAAGTAAAGCTACCTGAGTTTTCAACAGAATTTAATTTATAGATTCTAGAAAATGTAGGTGCTTGTAAAGATTTACCACTACCTGGATCAGTTTCAAATTCATTCTCCATCAGAGAATTCCATTGTCTGCTGACCTTCAACTGTGTTGACTTCATTGTCATCAAAGCTTTCTCAGGTCTCTCACCATTGATAATCACAAAATGATTTGCTGTCTTGATAATCTCGTTACCATTGTCCAACATATCTTTGTTACGATCATTTTGAGTTGTCTTCGCCATAATACCAGGTCCTCTGTCATTATGGATAGGTCTACCTTCTCTTTTCTCGAAAGGTGCCCACTCTGGATATGTCATCTTGTAGAATACAGGAATAACCTCTATCCCCTTCTCTCCATTATACAGTTTCTTTGTCACTGTATTATAGAACATACCAGCCTCAGCTCCTTCCACATACTTTGCATGTTTCTTTTTAGTCTCATCTGATCCTGATTGTAACAGTTTCAGAAAAGGTAAAGCAAGATCTTGTTTGTCAACGTTCTCAAGACCCATTCCTGAATCTGATACAAAGTCTAAAGTTGCTAATGATCCGCTTTGTTTTGTTGCTATGTCTCTTGTTTCTTCACTCATATTATTTGTTCCTTGTTATTTTAGTTTTGTTTCCCTTAAACAGGTTAAAGTGTTCAGAAGGCAAATCTAATTCTTTTTCGACTCGCTCTCTGTATAGTGCTTTGAGAGTCATGGGTTCCACTTTAAGCTTTTGAACCGGTTGGTACCCATTGCTCTCGGCAAGGTTCGCATAATCGCTCGCCTTGTTATCTTCGTTACGACCAAAGGAAACAGTGATTTCATTCTTAATCAAATCACCCAAGTCGTTGTTTCGAAGCCAGTTAAATGCGCCTTCCTTTTTATCTATAGGAATCGTTGCGCTGTAAATCTCTTTCACCTCTATCGCAGAACCATCTTTTAGTTTCATGGTTTTTAATTTCATAGAGTCCATAATTTCTGGTATTACTTGTTGTGAAAGTTTATCTGCTTGTTGTTTTTTTCTAGATAATCTTTCTTCTTCAATTTTAATTTCATCTTCTAACCTTTGTAATTCTAAAACATGGCTAGATAATGACTCAACATTATTTAATTCATTTACTTGTTGAGGTGCATCCTCAATAAACATTTTTTGTAAATCACTCATCTATCTTTCCTCTTTCATATAAGTTTATCTCAATTGGATAATATTGTCTTTCTTGTTTGTCCCACTTTAATAAATTGTATCTACCGTTAGTCATATCAGAAACTATAGAACATGTAACCCCAATAATAGCAGGGTCACCTGTTAATAATAAATAATCCTCTGATGTAAAATCTTTTAGTAAAGTTCTTAATTTATAAATCAATGGACCAGGAGAAAAAATAATCTGTGATAATTCAGGAAGTAAAAATTTAAACTTACCGTATTTACCTGCACCGATAATATTTATTTTTGGGTTACCTGTTTTTGTACCTGGTATTTCCTGTATAACGTAAACTATTTTTTCTTTCATGGCTTGACTTCTATTTTATATTTGCTAGGTTGTCAACCAGAAAGAAATTATGAATTATAAATTTAAGACAAAACCATACGCACATCAACTCAAAGCATTAGAAATGTCTTGGGAGAAAAAAGCTTTTGCTTATTTTATGGAAATGGGTACAGGTAAATCTAAAGTATTAATAGACAATGTTGCAATGCTTTATGACAAAGGTAAGATCAATGGTGTATTAATTATTGCACCAAAAGGTGTATATAAAAATTGGTATAGTTCTGAGATACCAACACACTTACCAGATCATATAGAGAAAGTGTCTGTATTGTGGCAGGCAAATATCACAAAACAACAACAACAAACTTTGAACACATTGTTCAAAACAGGAACTGATCTACATATATTATGTATGAATGTTGAAGCGCTGTCTACCAAAAAAGGTGTGGACTTTGCTGCAAAATTTATAAACTCACATGACACTATGATGGCCATTGACGAATCAACAACAATAAAAAATCCAGAAGCTAAACGTACAAAAAATATAGTATCACTTGGTGTTAATGCAAAATATAAGAGAATACTCACAGGTTCTCCTGTAACTAAATCACCATTAGATCTATACAAACAGTGCGAGTTCCTTGACCCCTGGCTCTTGGATCATAACTCTTATTACTCGTTTAGAACCAGATACGCTGTAATGAAAACAGCAAATTTTGGTGGTCGTTCTGTGCAGATCGTGGTTGGTTATCGTAACCTTGGCGAGCTTTCAGATAAATTAAAAAATTTTTCTTATCGTGTATTGAAAGATGATTGTTTGGATCTACCAAAGAAAACATTTATGAAACGTATGGTGCAACTAACACCAGATCAATTCAAGGTATATACGCAGATGAAAAAAGAAGCACTTGCAATATTGAATGGTAAGATGATCACAACAGCAAATGCACTGACTCAATTGATGAGGCTACAACAAATAACCTGTGGTCATTTCAAGGCTGATGATGGCACCATACAAGAACTTAAAAGCAATAGATTAGATGAATTATTAAATGTTTTGGGTGAGATAGAGGGCAAGGTTGTTATCTGGGCCCACTGGCAGAGTGATGTCAGACAGATAATAAAAGCTATATCTGAGGAGTTTGGTCAGGATTCTTTTGTAGACTATTATGGTTTGACACCACAGGATGAGAGACAACAGAACATAAAACGTTTTCAAGATGATGAGAAGTGTAGATTCTTCATAGGCACACCTCAGACAGGTGGATATGGTATCACACTTACAGCGGCCAGTAATATGGTTTATTATTCTAATGGTTATGATCTAGAGAAACGTCAACAGTCAGAAGCTAGAATAGATCGTATAGGTCAAGAGAAACCCATGACTTATATAGATATAATGTGTGAGGACACCGTTGATGAAAGAATCGTAAAAGCCTTGCGTAAGAAAGTCAACATAGCAAGTCAGGTGATGGGTGAAGAATTAAAAGCCTGGATCTAGAGGACCTTATCTATCAGACTTATTATTATGAAGGCCGCTGTTCCAATCAATAATCTTTCTATTCTAACGATCTGTGCCTTCATCTCTTTGATCTGATCAAAGGTTTGTTTTTGCATTATCCTGCAAAGTTTCTCATGATCCTCTATTTTCTGTAATGCTGATTTTCTAGCCATGTCTACCTACCCAATAACAAATAGGCTCCAGTATTTTTCTATATACCCTACCTAATAAATGCATCTTGCCTCTAGACTCCTGTCTGATGTCAATCGTTCTATGCACTGCTATATGTTCTAATATTTTTTTAAGAACAATATTTTTTTTAGATAATCTTACAAGTGGTAAGAATATCTTGTGATATCCTTTTTGATATTCTGGTGCCAAATCTTTTGAGTGTTTCAACCAAATCTTGTTTCTGAATGATCCAAAGCCATATGATTCGTTCATCATGGTACAGACGATTTTGCCACGGTCGCCGCCTCCGCCGCCACCTCCTCCTTGACTTGGAGGTCCTGATGGTCCTGTCGTAGCTGTGCCACCTCTACCTGGAGGTCCACTAATTCCAGTTGGTGATCCACCTACATTTTCATTACCAAAACTTCCTGTTCCTGCATCTGCTCCTCCACCTTTGTCTGTAGGACCAGTTGATTGAGGACTACCTTGACCAGCAGGGCCACCTAATCCTGTAGCTCCATAACCAGTTCCAGAATCAAAACCACCACCACCATCACCTTTGTCACCACCGTCTTCAAAGTTGTCTACATTTCCACCAAGAGCATTAATCTTATTTGCCAAGTCAGTGGTTGTTGCATCTATTATTCCATTACTAACCCTTGTGTTATATCTATCTGTCATGGTATCTAATGGTCCATCACCAAATGCGGATACTGCATTGTATCCTTCCATAACTCCACCTGCACCATAAGCTTCATCAATAACTCCTTTTTGAACGTCAGTATATCCTTCGTATTCTTTTTGTGACTTAGATTTAGGTAAAGCTTGTAAGGCACTAGTTACTAAAGTTATTGGTCCACCTGCTAATTTATTTATTCCTGCTTTTAACAATGTTTCACCTACATTAATTTTTTGTCCTGCTATATCTACAGTTTTATTTGCAAAGTCTGCTACAGCTCCTGGAATTTTTGATAAATCATCCATCACGTTATCCACTGTTGCACCTACTTTAGAAAATGCTTGATTTACTAAATTTTGTTCTGGTGCAGTTAATCCTTCTATATTTTGTTGTTGTCTTATTGCCATTAAATTAGAATCCATAATAGGATCTACATAAGATGGTGTGCCCGATAAACCTTGTTCTTCAGGAACAACTCTTGAATCACCTGTTGGATTTCCTAAATCAATATTGTTTAAATCTAAATTTTCTAAAGAGGCCCCACCTGCGGCACCTGAAGCTAAAAATCCACCTGTTGTGGGTTGTATTGTAGAAGATATTTGAGGTAACATACCAGATGGATCTACTGGTTGTGTTGTAGGACTAATAGTCGTGCCACCTGTCGCCTGTCCCCCGCTACCCGTTCCTATAGTCCCGCTTCCACCACCGCCTTCATCTGTGGTTGATCCGACGTCTGGCGTTGTTGCTGCCGGTGTGACCGGTATCATGGGTAGTTGACCACTGTATAGCGCATATAAATCATCTAGATAATTTATGTTTGTAGGATCAAACTGTATACCTGTAAATTCTGGTGTGGCTGCCAGTAACTCTTCTCTTGTATCTGTGGTTGTTCTCAGATTAGATGTATCTATACTAGGATCTACCAAACTTGGATCTACAATCAATGATTCGAAATCTCTTGCCATTACGCCATTCCCCTTTGTCTTAGTCTTATAGCCTGTTCTTCAGGACTTAGCAATGCCTGTTCTGATGGTGTCAGGCCTGTCTGTGTTACCGTTGCCTGTTGCACCGGTTGTATCATTGTTGGATCTACACCTGGTGTTGGTGGTAATGGTGCTTGTGAAACATTATCGTAAGATGGTAAATATTCTTCTATATCTATATTAAATTCATCATCAAAAGATAAATCTCTCAACTCGTCTTGTATGTCCAATAGTATATCTCTTGCTTCCTCAAATGGATTGTCAACTCCTATTCTCTCTTCTATTTGTCTGAACTCTCTTTGTATATTTTCTGATGGAAAATATGGTACAAAGATATCATTATCTAATCTGTTATATGCATTTAATAATTGTCTTTCTCTAAATTCATTTCTAATAGCATCCATGTCTGTGCCTAATATATCTGCAGCTTTTATGTTTCTTAACATTTCCTTATCTGTATTAAACTTAGCTTTGTTTGCTGCAATAAATCTTTCAACAACATCTCTTGCAGTTTTAGGTCCACCTTTCAATACAGACTCTGCACCACCTGTAAAGAGTGCTCTTGATTCCCTGTTACCTCTTTGATAATCTGCAATCTTAAAACCCATAGATCTCACAGGGTCTATCTTAACAGCTCTGTATCCTGCAAATCCTAATAATTCATCTGGCACTTCAAAAAATTCACCACGTTTAGACGGTTTATCCGTTGCTGCTTGATATAATCTATTTAACTGTTGATATGAGAATGGTAACATAGCTTGTGCTAGATGATTTGTAATGATTTTTATTTTTTCACCTTCAGGTGTTTTTTCTGTATATAACTGTCTACCCTCTTTGGTTCTACCACCTCTTGTAATAATATCTAATGCAGCCTCTGTGTAGATCGCTTCTGATATAAATGGTGATGCGAGTTCACCTGCGGCCTGTGCCATACCACGTAATAAACCAGGTAATAGTTGTTCTTCTTCTGTAATGCCTTTTTGCACCTCGTTGATTAGTGTCTGTATTGGTCTTGTTGCTACATCGTATGCATTACCGTGACTAAAATCTATGTATTTTAAATCACCATCATCAGATCTGATAGGTAAGATCGTAGAGTTTTTTGACCAATCAGGTAGATATTGTCTTAGTGCTTGTAACTCCTCGTTGGTAACATTATATAGACCTTGAAATCCTGATTGTATTATGTTTGGTGCTACAGTTAAAACCGTACCAAGGCCTATCAGTCTTTTAATACCGATATTTCTTAATGCAGGGTCTTTTATCTCTCGTAATGATCTTTGTGCGATATTAGTTGTTGTTCTTAATATCTCAGATGGAAACGACATGAAAGTTCCAAGTGGTAAACGTCTTAAGGCTCTTACTGTATCTGATACATACGCATAGTTTGGAACTGTATTTCTTACAATATCAGCTGCTTCTTCTTTTAATTGTCTCTCAGTAAATTCTCTACCAGCTGTAGTGTATGCATTTCTTAATCTTTGCATCTCAACGGCATAGTTTGCAATCTTAAATAAATCATCTTCTGCGGTATATAAATCTTCCGCACCTTTCATAAAAGCTTTTGCTTTTCTACCAGTGCCAGCAGTAAGTTTTTTCATCATAGACTCTAATGGTTTTGCAATATTTAGATTCTCACCCATACGAACATCGGTTAAAAGATTTTTTATATCTCCTAATTGCACCTGTGAGTTTACAACACCAAGTTCTAATAATTCTCTATATGCTTCATTTGCTTCTGCTGTTCCTGCTCTACCAGGTATTTGTAACTTACCAAATGCATCTCTAAACGCTCTACCAACCACAGCAGGGTTTTCAAATATAATACCATTTGCTGCAGAAAAACCTGTAGCAGAAAATAGATTTCTAAAGTGTGTAACTGGTGCAAGTATTGTTTTTGCCACCTGTGATAATGCTTTTGGAAATAATATTAGATTTCTGTATCCCCATGTCAAACCTTTCTCTACACCTGTTGCACCCTCTCTTGCCTCAAATAAAAATTTTAATGCTCTTGATGAATCACCTAATCCTTCAGCTATCGCTTTTGTAGTAAACTTACCTGCGAGTGGGTTGACTGTAAACTCATCTCTAAAATAAGGAGTTAAGTATTTATCTAATTCTACTATCTCTTGGTTAGGTAACGCCTCTGCTGCTTCTAATGCATCATCAAAAAAGAATCCTCTTGAACCTGCAGGTGTGGTTCCTGTGACTGTTCTTTTTATAGCCTCATCATTTTTTGCGATTCTATCAAATAGTTCGTTTTTTCTAGCTATCGAAGATAACTTTGTCATACTATTATATATAGAGAATCTTGGATCCTCTATCTTACCAAATAATTCTTGTATTGCTTTTCTATCTTTACCTCTTGTTTCTGCTAATAGACGTGCTGGTTTAATCTGATCTGTTACAACATTTTTAAAAAATTTATCTATCTCTGGTCCCTCATCTGCAGCTGTGTCTTTTGCATATTTAAATGGTAATCCTCCCGGAGATTTTTGTTTTTGTGCAGATTTAATAACTGTTTCTACCATTGTTTGCGCTTGAAAATCTGAAAGTTGTTTACCATTTTTTGCTGCATATCTTTTAAAAAATTCTTTTGTGCCTTCAATTGCTTCCTCTGTTGGTGTGTATCTTAAAAACGGTAACACAGAGTTATCCTCAAATATTCTATATGTGTTACCAAGATAATCTTTTACTCTATCACCCATTAATGATTGCAATGTTTTAATATCTTTTGGTGCGTTTGATGATGCTTGTATTAATTCTGAAAAAGTTCTTCTTGCACTATTTAAAGATCCAAACAAAGATTTTATACTTTCGTCAGATGCATTGTTATCTTTTAATAATTTGTATACAGTTGCTGATTTATCACTCGGTATCTTCTGACCTATGTTACCTGAAAACAACAAGTCATTTAATTCTTTGTATATGTCTGCTCTTCTTTTTGCTCCTGATTTATCAAACAAAGATTTAAAAGTAGGAAACATTGTATCAACCTGTCTATCTATATTCTTAACCAACTCCATGGCTCTGTTAGTATCTGCCATGGTTGCACCTTTTTCTGCCATCTTTGCTTCAAATATCTCTTGTGGTTTTGCACCTCTGGCCCTTAATGCAGAAAATGTTTTATTAAAAAATTGATCTAATTTAGAATTACTAAACTCTATTCTTTTACCACGTGTGGCTGCTGCTTTAATCGCTTTACCTGTGCCATATACAAAAGGTGTAATTAACAAAGACTCAGAACCAAATTTAGTTCTGTTCATTAATTTTTTAAATGCATCTTCTCTACCACCTTCATCAGTAGTCTCTTCTAGTTGTGTAGGTCCTGCCTCAAACAAATCACCAAACGAACCGATGTCTTCCACATCTGCAACAAATGCTTCACCTGCTGCACCTCCTGCAACTCCAGCTACAAACTTTTTCTTACCGATTGTTTTATTAAAATCAGATGCTTTCTTTGCAGCTTTTTGTGCGTTTGGACTTGCTGCATTCATGTAGTTGCCAGCTTTTTTTGCTTTGACAGCACCACTTGCTAATTTAAAACCTATTGTACCTGGTACACCAACTTGTATTAATGTTTCTGCTATCTTACCTATAGCTCTATCATCTGCTACGTCTTCAAAAATGTTAATTGTGTCAAATGCTTTTTCTACTTCTACAGCTGTGTCTGTATCAAAACCTAAATCAATTAATTCTGCGCCAAGAGATATAACACCTTCAGGTACTTTTATTATACCGGATGCAATACCAGCAAACATGGCTGTGATCGCACTTGTCTCTGAACTTTGTTCTTGTGGGGAAAGGTCAAAGTAGCCGAATGGATCTATTTCTTTAGCCATCTAACCTCCTAATATTGTTGTCTAAATAAATCGTCGAATTGATCTAGTGGTAATACTTCAAGTTCATTTGTAATTTCGATTACTTTACCATTTTCTATATCAACATAAACTCCTGGTGTTTTACGTTTTGTATCGTACTTACCATCTTTTATTGATATTCTATCTTTTGGAATTTTATTTTGTTTTCTTAATTGAGGTGATATTATTTCTTCAAAAACTGTTAAATTGTAAGCTCTAAAACCTTTACCTAAGTCTTTCTTATTATCCTCGTAAGCTCTTCTAAAATTAGCAGTGTCTCCATAAGTTACACCTGTATATTTTTTTTCTAATAACTCAGCAGTTTTTGCTCTTATTTCTTCTGGTGTTGCGTTTGCCGGCAACATAATTTTTGCTTCTCTTTGTGCAGCTATGAGTTTCTCTGGTGTTGCATCTTTCAAAGCTTGACCAAGACCTAGTTTTGCAGCGCCACCTCTGATTGCTGCCTCTCTTGCATCATCTGCTTTTACAAATTGTGCGTATGGACCTTGAGCTGAACCTGCAAGATTTCTTAATAAACCATCACCAGCGAATTTACCTGATATCAAATTCAAACCTAATTGACCTAATGGTAATTTTGTTTTTGGTGTGAACTCTCTTAATAAAGGTTCAAATTGTTCTATGTAATCTCTAGCACTTTGACCTACCATGGCTGGATTCATAGGTCCATCAGCTAGTTGTTTTCTATCTACAAGTCCTGTCATGATACCATCATTGACTGTGCCACCTCTTCTAAACATCGGTCTTTTTAAAGTTCTAGCCATTATCCTCTGTTCCCGAATAATCTTCCGTATATATCCGCTCCTGCCAATCCAACTCCTAATGCTGTTGCTAATGGACTTGATTGAGCTTGTGCTGGTGCTTCACCTATCTCTGTTCTACCTGCACCCTGACCACCCATAAGTCCCATGACGCCTGATCCCAGCATATTTAATCTTCTCTGTGGATCCTGAACAGCCATCTGTGCTGCCTGTCTCTGTGCATCAAGCACCGCTTGGTTTTGTGCCTGTTGCGCTGAACCTAGTGTGCCAAGACCTGATATCTGCGCTCTACTAAAATCTTGTGCTGCTGCACCTAGACCTTGTTGTAGGTTTGAGATACCCATCTGATTTGCTAGATCCTGTTGTCTTCTCTGTGCTGCCTGTTGGAAACCTGATTCTCTTAGACCAGCTAGGGTTCTCGCTCGGTTCATGTCGCTTAATGATTGATACTCTGCTCTCTGCACACCCTCACGGCCGCCACCGAATGCACCAGGTGTCCCTAATGCTGCCGCTGCCTGTTGATTTGCTCTGATCTTTGCCTGTCTATCGAAGTCTGCCATGGTCGTGTCGATGACCTGCTGTTGATATGGTGACATGTAAGATTGTATCGATCCTGCTCCTGTACCTGCTCCAGTTCCTGTAAGAGCTGTTGCCCCTGTTGCAGCTTGACCTGCTGCTGTTAAAAATGGTTGAAATGATCCTAGACCTCTTGTCGGATCAACTGCCTGTGCGTACGCTGCTGCCTGATATGGATCTTGCGCTGCTACTTGCGGTGCAAGTTCTGCCATACCGGCTTTTGTGATACCAAACTGTTGAGCCTGTGCCTGTCTCTGTGCGAATTGTTGTGCGGTCTCTCCCGGTTGTTGGGTTGTCGCTGTCGTGACTGTTGGCATTCCAGCCTGTCTTGTAAGATCAGCCGCATAGGTTTTACCTAATGCCTCAACATATTCTGGTGGCAATACCCTTGATTGTGTTATACCACCTGTCTGTTTCATAACTCTACCACCATCGGCCATAAATTTCTGCATAAGTCTTTCGGCTTCATCATTAAGTATATCCATTTCTTCAGGTGTTAATAATCTAAGAGGTTTACCAAAAAGTTTTATAGAGAGTTCATTTCTCTCATCTTGTATATCTGGCGCTGAAGCCATCTTCATATCGTCCATTATGTGACCCTTCTCTCTAAATTTTTCATCGTATCATACATCCTTTGTGCTCCCTTTTCAATACTACCGTTGCCTGCTCCTCTCACAGCATCTGCTGTAAATACGAATTCATTCTTAGATAGCATGGCTGGCACGTCATCTGCTTTTTCTTTTATACCTACCGGTACAAATCCACCTTTATCTCTGTAATCTCTCTCCATAATACCTGCTTTATTTTTTCTCATATCACCCATGGGCATGCTCATAATACCGCCACCGGCATTTTTCTTTCTACCAGTTTCTTCTGGATCTGGATTTTCGTCATTAAACTCTCTAGAAAGTCTACTGTATAGATTCATATCTAAATCTTTTACCTCTAGTCCATAGTTAGCTTTTAACCATTTCATAAAATTCGTACCACCCTCTTCAAACCCTACTCTACCACCATCAGCCATCATAGTATTGTATATTTTAAGTCCTAGCTGTTCTACTGCAGCCTCTTCTGAAGGATAAAATCTACCTCGTAGTATAGTTCCCATCATGCCTCCAGGTCCAAAATTACCAACCACACCTTCTGGTCCACTAGGTTTAAAACTTTTTGGTATACCATACTGATCAAAAGGACCTGTGATAGTTTCAAAGGCTCCACCTTTATTAGGATTAGGTACCATATAACTATCTGTATTAGGATCATAAGTAGTTGGATCAACGTTTGCTCCTGTTGTATTAAAATATTTAAAAAAACTAGGAAGTTGAGATGGTGGTAGTGGATTCATCATTTGTGGCATTCCTGTTATTCTTCCTCCGGTGCCTGGAGCTGATGCCATTTGTGAAGCTACTTGTTGTGTAAGTTGTGGAAGTAAACCACTCATACCTGTTGATTGAGAAGATGATGTAGGTTGCACTACTGCTATTTGTTTCGCTGTTGGCGCTGCTTGTGCAGGTGCCGATGTAGATTTTGTAATAGAAGGCGCTGGTGCTGCTTGTGTTTGTGTTGGTGCTGCAGTTGTTGTTTGTGTTGGAGCTTGAACTGTTGGCAGACCTGCCGAAGCTCTTGCTTGATTTAAAAGATTCTGAATCCCTGCCGCCTGTGCCCTGTTAGCAGCAATATTTTGTTGTAGGGTATTAGCCATAGTAATGCCACCGGTCTGATAACCTATACGACCACCATCTCGAACATTGTATCTGGCAACAAATGCATCTCTACCAGCATCATCTAATTGCATATACTCAGGATCGTTTGCAAAATAATTATCCATATACGTTCTCATCTTTCTACCGACATTTTCTTTTCTTCTTGCCATGTATTGTTCATATGTTTCACCTTCTTCTTGTGGTGGTTCCTCTTCTAAAAATTTTTCATATAAATATGTTGCACCACTCGTTATTCCACCAACTAATAATTTTTCTTGTACTATCTGATCTAGTTTTCCAAAACCTGGAACTTTATCACTTAAAAAATCTGTTGCTGTTTCTATTAAACCTTTTGTTGCTTTTGTTCCTTCATTTGAAAAAGGTCCAGTTCCACCTCTTCTTCTAATCTTATTAACATCGTCAACTGATTTTGAAATTCTTCTATCTTGTAAAAATTGACCTAAGCCTCTCTCTTGACCTATTGGACTAGAAAAGTCTGTTAGTCCACCTCCCATTACATTTTCAGCACCACCTAAATATCTTGCACCGGCTCCAAATGCAGTTGTAGCTAAACCTTGTTTGAGCGCATCACTGATGCTACCTCTCTGATCAAATCTACCAATACCTCTCATTAATCCTGCAACACCAGGATTAAATGGTGCAACAAACGGTGCAGCTTTTACCGCAACATCTGCTAATTCATTTGGTATAAGTTTTCTAATTCTTTTTTTTATGCCACCAAATAAAAAACCTGTTCTAGGTTCTACACTCATGATACCACCTTGTGCACGTAATTGTCTTCGCATTTGAGATCTTGTAATCATATATTAAATTTTGTTTATATTAAAAAGGCAGGATTTACACCTGAATTCTTCAATCTACTAGTTTTTTACTAATAAATCAAGATTATGTTGTAACAGTTCTAGGAGTTACCTCCATGGCAGATAGGATCACATGAAGCCTATTTCCTGCACCTGCTGCTACTTTTATTATCTCACCAGTCTCAGCCACCAAAGTATTGGTTAACACCTCAACCGGTTCTCCAGATTGACCCTCAGGTCCCTCCACAAGCTTTCCCTTGGCTATACTGAAAACAGCATCGCTTGCATTTGTCAATGTTATGTCTATTGTTGTTGGAGTGCCACTATCATTGCTGACCAATATTGACTTTATGATAGCTGTTGTTGCGGTTGGCACCGTATATAAGGTGACCGTCGCATCTGATGTAAGATCTAATTTTTTGTTTATAAAATTATTAGCCATTACTTACTCAAAAAGAAAACAATAGAATCATTGTCCTCCGTCTTCTCCTCTTGAAAAGTTGTGTTTAATTTCTCTATCAGACCATTTAGATCTCTTACCAATGATAGAAATGTCATCTGATCATATTCTCTTGGTGGCTGTGTTAATGATTGTACTATCTTTGCCATTATCTTCTCCCATCCGGTTGATAGTCTATTCTAAAAGTTCCCAACTTCCAGAACTGACCTGTGCTTGTATTTTCTACTTTTAGAGATATCTGTCTCGCTCTGGCACGGGTATCTATTTTCTGTGTGCTGCTAGATATCGTAAAAGGTCCTAACGTGGAACTAGCCTGCGTGTCATTAGGAAAATCTCTTAGGTTTAATGTCACCCTGGAATCTCCTGTCTGAGATAGGAAATCAGGTAACACCCTTCTGATCTTCATCATAAACTCACCATCACCGGCAAGTCCCTGTTGACCTATATCAAAATCTCCAGATTCGATTGACGAGGCGATTGATGAGGTTGCTCCCTCTCTTATCTGATCTAGTCCTTTTTCATGTTCGTAATAATAACTTACACCATCCGTGTTACCCTGAACAAATGTTGAGGAACCAGAGGTGCCGTTTGAACTTGTGTCATATTCTGTTGCGTGTGGTCTACCAAATATGGCAGAGTCCTGCCAAGCTGTTCTTGCTAGTGTGCCTGTGGTCCACACTGGTCGCTCGGCGCTTGAATCCAGATAATTATATGCAACCATCCTGTTTACTGTGGCTGCTCCAGAGTTTGGATAGAACCATATCACCTCACCAAACAGGTTATTCAATCCTGCATTGATGTGTTGTTTTGGTATAGTGTTTATATCATCAAACACATGATCCTCAACAAGACAAGGTAATGACTCTAATCTACCAGCATATCTAAAGAAACCATTCTCTGACATCCAGTATGCCGTACCATCAACTTCGACGGCCGCATTCTGTCCTATCAATCCACAGTTGGTACCTACCTGTTGAAATGAGAAGGTGAAAGGTGGACCTACAAATCTCATCGTGAATAGCGCAGTATCAGTCCAAACATAGATTGCATCTCTACCTCTGATCGCTCCAACAATCCTTGATCCATCTGCAAGTCTCTGTGTACCTGCGGTATTGGTGGATGTCGGTGCGTAGGTATTTATATCCTCCTGAGAAGAGAATCTCACAAACATGGGATCCTGTGTTGATTTGGTTCCAATGGTTGTCTCTGTTCCAAAAAATATAAGGTGCCTGTCAGGTGTTGATACCAGACTAAATGAAGATGCAGTTGGTGCTCCAGATATGATTGTCGCTCTTGTGGCATTGGCTGTTGTTGGATTTGAATTCCACTCAAAACTCTCACCACCATTAATAGTTGCAATAAGTTTATTACCAAAATTATCTAGCGACCATAGGCCTGGTGCTGTAATAACGTCTCCTGATGCTGCAGCGTTCCATGCAAAAAAGTTTGATGCATCTGTAACTGTTGCACCTGACGAATGTGTTGCGGCTGTGGTTCCTTTAGCACCTCTCGTTAATCCAGATAATGTGCCTCCACTATTTCCTGTGTATGTGATAAGTTCACTTCCGATCTGTACGGTACCAGATGAAGGAAATGAGGATGAACTTGCCATAGTCAATGATGTGACCGAAGCATTTATTCCTGATGATAGTGTCGATGTGAATTGTCCCTGTTGACTACCACCCCAAGATCCTAGACCCCAACCTGTTGACGCTGTCTCCACTGCTGGTCCTACAGGATAGTAGTGCCTCACACGTATACCACCAGATGTGGATGCGCCTGATCCAGATTCATTAGAGGACATGGTTACGGTCAATGTTGTATCACTCGGAACCGAGGTCACCATAAATTTCACATCATTAAAATCTGCAGATGTGAAATTAGAATTAGTTATAGATGAAAAATTATCACATAATATTATATCACCTTTGGTTATATTATGCGCGGAAGAAAATGTTATGGTTACCGCTGCAGATCCATTGGTTGTTGTAAAAGCTGATGTGAGGGTTGTTGTAGATTTTATAGGATGTATATCATAGAACACACCACCAGAATAAGCATATAATATACTGCTGGTTCCAAGGATTGCGTATTTGATACCTGATGTATTAACAAAATGATGAATGGCTGTGTTACGACCTGTTATCTCAACAGAACCTAATTGGGCCCAACCACCTATCTTCTCAGGTGAGCCATATCTAAATCTGACATTGTCTCCATTAACCCACTGGCCCTCGCCACCAGTTGCAGTCACTTGCTTATTAAATCCTGGAGCAAACTTTAATTTTTGCAACATAATATTTTACCTATGGTTTAGTTGGCCAGGTAGCGTTTTCACATTTCTCAACAGTGTCTTTCCCAGCTGGTAAGTCTCTTAAATTTTGTCTATATGTTTTCATGTCATCTGATAATGTATTATCAGATAAGGCAAGGTAATCAGTCTCGGCAAGAAGTCTATCTCTCTTGGATCTTAAATCAGCTAAAGCTCTTGCGGGTGCAGCATCACTCCATGCCTTCTCCTCTGCATCTCTAGCCGCTTCCTCCTCAGCTGTAAACTGTACTCTGTTACCGTTTATGTTATGATATCTTGGCATTATTTCTCCTTATTATTTATGTATCATTATTATAGTATCCCGTAAAGGCAAATATCTCCAGCATCCAGATTGCCAGAACTCATCTTAAATTGAACAGCATCTATGGCACTTGTTGTGTTTCCATATCCAGCAGTAAATATATTCATAGCATAATTTGCTGATTGAGAAACCGCAACTGTACAGGTAAAATGTTTTACAAATGTGGTATCAGAAGGATTGAATAAATGAAAAAATCCATTTAGATTTTGATCTGCATCTGCACCTATATCATCACATAATGTTTTAAATCCAGTGTCTTGTGCTAAATCATTTGCTGTCTCATAATTTAATTGTGTGGTACCACTTTCACTTTGCACGGCTCTAAAATATGTTGTTGTTTTAGTCACATTGTAATTAGAACCACCATCTGTTGAAAAATTCATTTGAAAATTTGTATCATCAGTCTGTGGATGAATATTTTTAAAAGTAAATATATACTCTTTGTAAGTATTATCCAAAACAACCGAGCTTGAACCATCAACAAAAGATAATGTCGCAGAACTAGAAGCTGTTAGTTTTTTAATAAACACCATATTACCTAATGAAACAGATCCT